TTGTCGTTGGCGAACAGGGAGAAGGTGTTGGGTTGGGGGGTGTAGTTGCTCATGGGTTTTGGGTTGGGGTTTGGTTGGGTTGAATTGAATAAGTGAGGTTTTCTTTGATGAGCCAATTTGAGGCCTTTAAATCGCTTAAGATTCGGTAGGTGGTACGAAGGTTCAGTCCAAGCACTTTGGCGAGTTCTGCGGCCCTGTATGGGCGTTGTGCGAGGTACGACACGGCGTAGATGGTGGCGACCCTTCGTTGGATTTCTTTTCCTTTTGGTTTGGGCATGGTTAAGTGGTCTTAAAAGTTACTGCAATGGATGGTTTTGTCCCTTTTGCGGGACACACAGGTACCGCTTCGCCCGTCGCTTCGTCGTACACCGTGGCCTTGCCAGCGTTGCGGAAGGCCATCTTGAGCAGTTCTTCCCTTGCCTTCATGCTTGCCTGCAAGTCACTCCACACCTGGTCCTGCGTGTAGTCGGGCGTAAGCGCACCCTCCTTGATTTGGATTTCAGCACCGAAGGCGGAGAAGGTCTTGCCATGCTTTTCGGCTTCGTCCCGCACGATGTCCTCGGTGGATTTCAGCACCTGCTCCAGGGCTTTGACGACCGCCTTGAGGCGCACATGGGCGGCGATGGGGTTGACCTCTCCTTCCTCAATGCGGTGGATAAGGCCAGCGGCGATGTCGGCGATGTCCTGCTTGGATATGTCCGACTTGGGGATGGTGACGAGGTGGTTCATGGGTTAGTGATTGGGCGGGTTTGGAACAGGTTAACAAGCGTTCGGATATTCCCATCCCAAATATCTTTGGGAAGGTGCATAGACAAGTTCCACAACTCTTTTTGGGTGAGGTCTTGGAACCAGTCCTTTTGTTGCAGCACTTGGAGCAACTCGTTGATGGTGTTGGAATACTGCTCACGCTCGTTCATGAGGGCAACGAATGCGTCGGCGTTGAGGCGGGATAGTAGGTTGGTCATGGTCTATTTTTTTGAGAGTTGATTTTGGATGAATGCGATACCCTTTTCAAATCGGGCGGGGGTCATTTGGTCAATGTCTTTTAGGAACCGTTCCTGTTGGTCAGCGGGGAGTTTCTGCACCAACTTCAGGAAGTCCGCTTTGAGGGTTGCAACGGTTAGGTCATCGTACGAAGGAACCAATCCAAGTTTGTCGCTCAAGTCATTGAACTGCTCCTGCTTGGCGATGGCCATTGACACCTCGTTGGCTGATGCAATGCTTGTTTCAATCCCGATACCAAGGGCGGCCAAGGCACGGCCAAAGGCAGAGGTTTCGCAATTTTCAACATAGGAGGTCTTGTTAATCATTGAACTGGTGCGGTCCTCATGGGCGTGGCCCGTTGCACGGATGCGGCCATCGGCATCACGGATGATTGCCTTTATGCAGCAGCGGTCGGGTTGCAGGTCAACGAGGTCGGATTCAATGCTCCAACCAGCAAAGGTTGGCTCGTTTCGGAAATAGAGCAAGCGTTGGTTGACTTCAACATAGTCCTTCCCTTTGATGTTGGTGGTTTTGAATTTGTGCATGGTTTTGGGTTTAGTTGGTGATGATTGCAAGGATGAATCTGCCGAAGAATGCGATGCCGAGGCAGGCGGTCAGCACGATGTAGCCCGTCGCAAGGGCGGCTTTGAGTTTGGTTTTGGTTTCGTGGTTCATGGTTGGGGGTTTAGTTTCCGGAGAATTGGTTGAATTTCGCTGCAACACAGGCACCGTGCTGACGGACGATTTGGCTGCTGATGTCGGCCAATCCGGAAGCATCAAGGTCGCTGATGCTGCACTCCTCAAGGCGAAGCCATTGTGCGCCGAAGCCGGTGGCGGTGATTTTGCCGTTGGTCAAGTTGATAGACAAAGAATTGTCAAACAAAGTGATGAAGTTGTGGGTGGGGGTTTTGATAGTTTTCATGGTTTTGTGGTTGGTTTGTAGGTCAAAGATACGGCGGTTTTTCCTTTTGCGACCTCTCGTGTCATTTTTTTGTGATTTTTTTTTGGGGCATTTACACCCGATGCGGTATAAGATTTTTAAAACTCGCTGATTTGGCCATATTTTGACGCTATCGGGTATAAATTTGCGGTATGACCTACCACTCCACAAGACCTGCAAAAGCCCTCACGAATGCCTTGGAGCGGCTGATGATAGCCATATCCCCCCAAGACCTGGAGCAGAACCACGCCCTCCTGTGCGAGTATCGCAGGGCTTGCGAACTGCTGGGCTACGACCCGGCAAAAGCCCAATGGGCGGGTATTCACGAAGTGTCCGCCTCCCAGTTGCCCAAGGACGAAGACCACACCGTCTGCTATTACCCACTCCTTAACCCCGAAGAATAACTATGCGAAATATTACCCACCTCGTTGTCCATTGCACGGCCACCCCGAAGAATACCACCATCGCATCCATCCGCCGCCATTGGAAGGAGGGGCTTGGTTGGAAGTCGGTGGGCTACCACAAAATCGTGGAACCCAACGGGAACATCATGACCTTGGCGACCGATGACAAAGTAACCAACGGGGTTGCAGGACATAACGCTACCTCGCTCCATGTGTCCTACATCGGCGGCAAGGATAGCGACGACCGAACTATTCAGCAGAGGCAAGCCATCGCAGGGGTGCTGCTCTCTTGGTTGCAGAAATATCCGAAGGCCCGCATTTGTGGCCATCGGGACTTCCCAGGGGTAACCAAGGCTTGCCCGCAGTTCAATGCCGAGAAAGAGTACGGTTACCTGTACTTGACCGCCAACGACACGCAGGAGGGATGAATGAGAAACCCGTCATTAAAGGGGCTTTGCAGGGATAATGCGGCATATTTCATGCAGAGTAATCCTTTGCGCAAGGTAGCGAATTCCGCTACTTTAGGCGTACGATTACTTCGTACAACTTAGTACAACCTATCCGCAGGCGTGAAGGTGGCGTAGAGTTGCAACTCGGTCCCCTTGTTGTCCTTGCTCTTGTTGCGGCTGGTTTCAAGTTTCATCCAATATCCACCCAAAGGTTTCGGGCCTCTTCCTCGTTCAGTGTGAAAGCCCATGTATCCGCCGTCCCATTCCTCCTTGTAAGTAGCCGTGCGAAGTTGGTGAACAGGCTTTTGAATGAGGGTCTTGGTTTGGCGGTCATATTTGTGGATGATGTTTTGGTGATAATATAGTTCGTGGACATGGCCCATCCAGGTCAAGTCGTAACCTTCGGCTGATGCGAGGAGGCGTTGGTCTTGGATGACCCCCTTGGTGACTGGGCCACCACCGCCTGCACCGTGGTAGTAGTGAACGACGAAGTTCATCCCCCGATTGGGGTCGTGCTGCACTCGGATGTCAATGGTGCCGCCGTAGCCGCCAACTTCAACTGCTGACCCCGTGGCGTAGTTCAGCGTGCTTGCGAAGCGTTGCAGGATGTCGGTTTCTTGGTGGTGGATGATGCTTGTTTCGTGGTTCCCGTAGCCAACCAGCAGGAGGTTCTTGGCGTATGGAGCGAACCATTCCACCGCCGTGTTCACGATACTATCCAAGTACCTGGCGTTGTTGTGTTCGGGACGGATGTCCTCCTTGCTCCGTCGTGGGTCGCCCTTCCCCTGCATCAAACAAAAAAAGTCACCGTTGACGATGACTCCTGCGTTTCTGCGTTGTGCTTCTTTGAGATGGTTGGTCAGCAGTCCCCTATCGCAATGCGGGTTGTCCCAATGCAGGTCGCTGATTAAGAAGAACTCCTGCCCGCTTTGGCAGGTCAGGTCGTGGATGTTACGGGCGTGCTTGGTAAGTGGTAGAATCATTGCAATGATTTGAGGTTTGCGTTCTCGGCTTCAAGTTGCTGGATGGTGTTCTCCAACGACTCTATCCGCTGACGCAAAACTACAAGTTCATTGCGTAATTCGGTCAACTCTTTGTGCTGGGCCTCGGCGGTTGACTGCCACATCGCCAGCACGGCTTGGGCTTGCTTCACCTGGAGGCTATCGGCCGTGAATTTTCCCTTGGTCAGCCAAGCAACTGCACCCCCGACGATTGCGGAGATGGACCCGATGATAGTGGTTTCTATCAAGTTCACGCCTTCGGTGCTTCGGGCTTACCCTTTACTTTCTCCACGGCCATCCAACCAACTGACAACAAGGTGATTATCGCACCGATGATTTCGGTGAGCGTGGCGGTATCAATGACACCTTTGGCGACGAGTGTACCACCGATGAATGTTAGCAAGTGGCGAAGTAGTGCGATGATGGCTGATTGCATAAGGTTGGGTTTGTTAGGGTTGCGGCGAAATAGTCCCATGGTTGGAAATGTTATTTGGCTTGCGGTGTTGCAAATTCTTTGTAGTCAGCGGCGTATTGCGCATCCCATCCGAGGAAGGAATGCACTCCGCAAGGCGTGGGCCAAACGATGTAAGCGGCGAAGGAATCGGGATAAGCGTCTTGGAATAGTATGTCGTAGCATACCAAGCCATCCAGTTCTCCTAGGGGAACGGCCGTGTCAAGCGGTTGCAGGGATTGCAACAACTGGTCTGCGACCTTCTGCGACGGGAATGCGAACTTGCGGAAGGTGGCCATTACGGACTTGTTAGGGCTGCGAGTTCAGCGTTGGTGAGGCGGGTGGTGTAGAGGGCAGCGGCAAGGATGCGGTCGTTGATATTACTACCAGCGAAACCAGCTTCTGCATTTCCAAGGTAAATAGCTGAACAAGCAGGAACTAAAGCTGATGTATCAGTACCCACCTGCGAGCCATTGATATAAAATGCGTAGTCGTTTTCTTTATATGCAACCGCAATTTTGAATATACCCGCAACTTGTGATGATGAATTAATGTCAACTTGTGATGCCGTAGAAACGGTCGCCAATAATCTTATTCTATTGGATGTGTTAAATATAAGTATAATTCTATTATTGGATGTTCCATCGCTAATTCCAATTATCCTTGAAGGAGTTGGGAAATTCCTCACATCCACCTCCGCATAAATCGTCCCCTCCGTCTGCCCTATACTTCCGCTCACCGCTCCGCTAACCGAAATTACATCAGCGTTTCGTGTGACTGCTGCGGTGGTAGTGGGGATGTAGGATGTGGCTGCCGAGCCTGTTTCTACTTGTGCGCCCCATATATATGCGCTTCCTCCGCTGACGGTTGCAGGTAGATTGCTTACTATTGTGGATGTTGGACGAATTGATATATTAGCAGAAGCAGGAGTGTACGATACAGTTACCGTCATATTGCAACGATACCATCCGTTCCCATAGTTTTCAATGCTTGCTCTTGTTAGCGTAAATCCAGCACCAAGCGTTCCACTTGCGCCAAGTGTACCTGTATCAAGCCGAAAAGATTGGACAACTCCTGACACAAAGTTTGTGTTAGTTCCTTCTTGAATAGTTAAAGAAACACCACTCGCAAGCGCGAGGTTTCCAGCCTGTGCAAATAAGGAAAAGGTGTGAGTTGTCCCGCTTGTGATTGCAGCAATCGTTTGTCGCAATCTCCCCGTATTTGCAGTCGCTTCAATTAGCGTGCCGTTGGTATTATTGAATGGTGAAGTAAATCCTGTCGTGATTACTAAACTCGTTTGCGTCCAAGTCGTCAAGAAATTCTCACTCTGCAACGCCAAATTACTCCCACTCGGCTCAACCAAAAGCGCAGGACAACCAACCGTTCCACCGCTTGCGAAGTAGTCCAAGCGAGGTATGCCCGAAGCCACCGATTCAATGAAGCCGCTCGCATTGACACGGGTTGCCGCAGTCGCACGGGTTACAGTAAAGTCACCTGCTCCGCTGGTTGGGATTTGCGAATAAAGTTTGCCCGACTTGAAGCGGGATGGAACTATCAGTAGAGAAGGTGTCGGCATTGTTAGAAGTTGTAAATCGTAGCAAAGCGACCGAACAGGCAACCGCTCACCGCCGCCTCTGCCGTGGATGCGCCATCCGCATCAGCACGAGCGTTGAATGCCGCCCAAGCAGATGCCGATAAGCCACCGCCTTGCAGGGTGCTTAATGGATAGCCGTAACCGTAGCCTATCAGCATGGTTAGAGGAATGTATATCCGATGACGCTTCCGACCGATGGAGTGACGGCAGTAATCTTGCCGCCGTTGCGACCGCTGATGACTATTCCAGCGGAAACGGACTTGCCGCTCATAGCATAGGCGGTCAGCAGGTTCTCGCCTCCTGTACCTGTGAGGGTCGTGAAGGTTGCGGCCGTATTGACCACGATGAAGTCAAAGTTTGCGCCCGATACGGCAGCATCAATGAACTGCATCGTGCCGCCTTGGCCGAGCATTTGTTGTAAGATTGGAGTAGGCATTGCTTGGGGTGTTTAGGGTAAATGTAGGTTAGGTCGGAATTTCACAAACGGAATGACTGTATGGGATTTGGAACGACATCGTAGCCACCCACCCTGCCGTACGGTCGTCACGGGACTCTACAAACCTCGTAAGGCTGACGCTGGTAGAAAGGGTCCACTCTTGCGTCGGGTCGTTTGTAAGGCTTGAAATGAAGTCCTGTGCGATTTGCAGTTGGTCACTCAAAACCTCGTCTTCGTTGTCTTGCCAGCCCAGCGTCGGATTGCCCGAAACCACGCCACCCATCGTGGCAATGGATTCAACTCGGTCAGAGAAATAGACACCCACAGTAAGGTTGAGAGTACCCAAATCCGTGCTTGCTGACTGCACATCCGCAAAGACGAGAGGATAGACGATTCGCTCACGGCTTGGGGTTCGCAGGTTGATGGTGTTGTCGGTCCCTACCGCAAGCGGGTCCCCCGTCCCGAACGAGTTTACCTGGGGATGGGCATTTGCAAGCGCAAGGAGTGCTTGCTTGATTTTTATCCATGACATAAGCCTGTAATTTCAAGATGTTTTTTGCGTGTGCGCCCATAGATTTCAGCAGTTGGAGCAGTAAGGGTCGTAACCGTAAGGCCAAGGGCGGTCCAAGCCAGCACCACGGCGCAGAGTTCTTGCATCCAAGGCCATGCCTGTGTTGTAATTGGTTCCGTTGGGATAGATGGTGTCAAGAGCCGATGGCGGCGAGTTGAAGAGCGGGTAGTCGGTTCGGTTCTCCATTAGGTACCTGGTAATGCGTTCCGAATACCATTCGGCATCATTCTTCACTTTGTCGGTGAGGCGGGTGATTTCGTCCATGCTCATCTGCGAAGATTCCTCGCTGGTACGGCGGACCATTCCTTTGTTCATGTATTTAAAGGCCAATACCATGGGGAGTTCGTAGTAGAGCCATTGCACCATGGCGGGTTGGATGTAGTCCTCCAAGAGCGTCGTGTTCAAGGCCGTAGTCGTTCCACTTACAACCTGCCCGACCATTTCGTTGTACAAGGCCGATCCGACTATTGGTTGGATCCGCATCTCCTGCACTTTGACGATGGTGGGCCGAATTTGCGTAAACGATACATTCTCGTTTATTACGGAATTGTCCAAGAGCGTCTGCTCGCTTATGAATAGTGCCTTCATGCTTTTGTGATTTTATTGCCCTTCCGGATGACGATTTGCTGCTCCCATACATGGCGGCATTGGGGGCGATTCACTCCGCTGGCGGTATGGTACCAACCGCCTCTGCGATTCCAAACGCTATATCCCATGATATTGGAAATGCCGTTGATGTCATCCCGTGTGTACACCTTGCCTTGGTCAGCGAGGTCCAACATGACCTTGCAGAACTCACGGCTCGTCCGTTTGTCTTTGTTGCTGAAACCTGCGGCCCATGCGTATTTGTAGCGGACTTCAAGCACGGGCTCATCCGTTGGCTTTGCACCTTCCTTGGCGATTTGGTCCACGGCACGGGCGATGGGGTAGCGGTCCTTGTTAATTAGGTAAGCCACACGCTTGGCGACCTTGGCCTTGCTTACTCCGAACTCCTTGGCCATTTCTTCCACGGATGCATCTCGGTTCTTCTTGCGGTAGGCTTCAATTTTCTCGTCTAGTTCTTTCTCTTCCTCCCCAAGTTCCGCAAACGCTTGTCGCACTTGGTCGTCTATATCGGCATCAAACCGCATTGGCTTGGAATGCATCACCACATAGTCATCTGCGTTGCTTCCAAACTTGCTTGCAACGACCTCCAGTACCTTGAACTCCTCGTCGCCCCATCCGTAGTCCTCGGTGTCTTCTTCGCCCCATGTAGGCTCGCTGAACGCTTGCTCTTGCACGCCAAGGAGCGTGTTCACTTCCTCTGCCGTCAAGCCGAATCCAGCGGATAGCATCGTGCGAGCCATCTCCAAGGTGATTTTTTCTTGGGCGTAGTGCCGAACGATGCGCATCAAGTTCTGGTATTCCCTTCCAGATAGTTTCTTGATATTGTCGTTGCTTAGTTGTGCAGGTGTTTGCGGTTGTTCGTCGGGTTGGGGATTGGGTCCGACCACATCGGCGGGTTGCTTTTCCAAAGCAGGGAGGCCCGCTTTCTC